GGACCTACTTTTGGCATATTAACCTCCCTGTTTCCATGCTTTCTTTACTCTTGCATCCCATTTCTTAGCATTTTCTTTTTTTATATTATTTTCCATTGATTTTATACTATCATCCATACTAATAGTATTGAAATCAACTTTATCTTTACGTATTGCAGTGGCCCAAGAACCATCCCTAAGTATAAGTTGAGTTGTATACATAGGTTCCGAAGAACGCTCTCCGCATAAGCGGCAATTAAACCAACCGTCAGGATTTGGTTTATTACAATGTATACAATTCTTAGCCATTAAGAACCGCCTACAACAAGCGTTAAAATTCTATCTCCATTCAGACGACAATGCGTTATTGATAGTACAGCATTATTTGTACTGTCTAGAGTTACGATATAATCATATATATCTTTCGCCATATTACCAGCAGAACTTGATTGAGTTCCCTCGTTGGCATTATGAATAAAAACTTTTGTTTTAACATTTGATGAATTATATACTGCCATTTTTTTCCCTTACTTTTAAGTGAGGCGGGATTTAACCCGCCCCACTGTTTTCAATCTGTATATTGAGCTATTACCCCTCAAACTTAAGATTAGCTAAATGTGATATGAGCTTTATCAGCTGCAAAGCTGAGTACATAATAACTATCGCCATCGCAAATAATAGATGCTCTATCGCCTTTTGTTGCTCCACTAATAAAAGTAAGCACATCAAAGCCAGTTCCTTCAGAAACTGTCTGAGCTGCCCCATCTTCACCATCAATACCGTGACCATGCATGATATCACCATCATCATCAGTAACTTGCACAGTTACAGCATTGGATGCTACTGTACCAAGAATAAATTCGGCATTCCAGCCCATTAATTTATTATCCTCAGTAGCGCATTCCGGCAATGTTATAGCATAAGCTGCTGCCTGATTTATCATAAAAATACTTCCAGAGTCTTCTGCTGTTAATGTTAAAGCAGCATTGACATGCCGTATTTTTTTCTTTACATCAGATACACCACTATTTCTCTCTAAATAATCACTACGCATTATTCAATCCCTCCTAGTTTAAGTCAGTAAATGAATACAGCATATGAGTTTCTGGAATTGTTACTTCCAGACCACTTTCAGTAAGAATCATATCTTTCCGAAGGTCTTCATCTGCTTGCTGTACGTTAGTAATTACATGGGTATCACGGTTTAAGCCGTTACCCACTAAAGGCCTGTAAGCTAGTTGACTCATATCTGCCAACAGTAAAAATCCTGCTGACATACTACGGAACAACGGCTCACGAACAATAGACAAATCACCATGAACAGTATTTAACTGCATGATACTGTGTCCAAAAGAACCTTCACGCTGTGACGCTTGAAAATTATAACGTGTAGAAACATCGTCAGGGTCTCCAATTGACACATCAATAAAGCTATTGTTACCAACCTTGTTTAGATAAGAAATAACAGGTAGACCAGCAAGGGCGAGTTTGTTATTACTTCCGCCACGTGCCGGGTCAAACAGTATTTCAAAATCACTTAAGAAAGTATCATAAGTCATACTTGTCGAAGCCGCCGCCGCAAAATAAGGTGAACCAGAGCTATATGAAATAGACCCCGGTGACTGTGCTTGGCGAGCAACAATAATATGCCCTGCTAGACCTTCTGTAGTTTGAATTCCACTTGACCGACCGCGTTGTCCAAATAACATCGCTCTTTCTATGTCGACCTTATGCTCTCTTAGTTTAAGGTTCCAGATTCTCTGCCATTCGTTTGCATACCCTCTGTAATTAGTAGCGATTGACGTATTGGTCATTTCTGCTGCCGTCTTAAAGATTTGGGTGTAACCAAAATCGTCTTCTAGTGCCCTAGACCAGACATCTGGCGAACCTGAACCTTCAGCATACGCAGTACCAATAACCTGTGCTTTGTCACCATCTGCAACAGCATTGTAACCACTCTCAGAGGAGTTACCAACGCTCATACAAGTAACATCACATACTGTCTCAGTTGAGTTAACACTAACAGAATCAATACGGAATACCGCATGAGACTTACCGTCAACCACTTCAACAGCAACAACCATACCCGCTACCAGCCAATCAACATTGGCTCCAGAACCGTCATCAAAATTAACTACACCAGATACTCCAGCTGCCAAAGAGCCTAAAGCGCTATCGGCATAGAGTACACGATTAGTCCAATCAATCTTACTACGGTTTTCCAGAAACCTAAATACTGGGTCACTGGTGGGTACTTTTGCTATTTTACTCAGGTATACAAAGAAAGGAGACTCTTCTGGTGCTAACTCAGCAACTCTGTCGCTAAAGTCATACATTCGGCGATTATCGGGGGTTGCCCCGTGCGCGGATGCATGGCTCTGACCAGCAGTAGTTGCAACATCAGTACTGGCTAATTGTCCTCGGACATAACCAGCTGCACTTGTAGCCATTTTATCTTCCTCTCTTTATTTAATTAAGGTAATCTGCTTCCCATGCCTCCGGCTTTCTTTACTCCCTCCCACAGCTCATCAAATTCATTCTTGACTGCTGGTGGAGCTCCTTGTAAAGCGCCCGGACTGCGTGGTGCTTGTTTGGCTGCTTTCGCAGCCTCTACCGAATTGCGTACTTCAGGTCTTTTTACATTACTATTGGAAGTGCGCCATACCTTGACTAAAGTGTCAAGAGACAGCTTTTCCGTAGGTCTTGTAGCAAATTCCATGAATTCATTAACCTCACTATCGTTTAGTTTATATTTTCCACGCAATTCATTAACCGTGTTATTAATCATAATTTGCTCATTCATCTGACCAAGTTGACTATTAACTGCTTCACTGACAGAACGCTGTTCTTGTGCTACTCTGTACTTATATGAAGCTGAATCCGGTTTATAGTAGGCATCCCAAGGATTAAACTCATCCTCGGAAAGCGAAGGTTCTGAATTACTCATCTGATTGACGCCATCACCATAATCCTGCTCTCGAAGTTGCTTCTCCGCTAAAGAAGTCATGACATCTTTATATTTGTCATTTTCAGATTGGGCTTTATCATAAAGCGATTGGAACTTACGTGCTTCAGATTCCCAATCAGTCTGCTGTTGCGAAGTCAGTTCTTGAGCATTAGTTTCTGGAACTTCATTAAATCCCAGAACATCTTCTTCCTGCTGTGTGGCATCATCCTCAAAAAAGGTATCAGACATACCGTCACTACTACCTAGAACATCATCAACTACTTGTTCTTCGGTAGGTTGTATTGCTTCAGCTTGTTCCATTATTATTCCTTTCTACAATGTCTCGCCAGCTTCAAGAGTAGAACCCATCATATTTTTGGATTTCTCAGCCGCGAGCTTCACTGCTCCGGCAAGCTTTTCAGCCTGCACTTTGTTAGTTGCTTTAGCATCCGATTCGACATTAGAAAGCTTGGATTTAAATTTTTCAACTTCAACCCTCTTTCTATCTGCCACCGACTCTCTTCGAGCGGTTTGCAAGTCGCCCTGCAAATCTTTGACTTGGCTTTCTAATTGCTGTACCATGCCTTGTAATTGTTGTATTTCTCCAGTTCTCTGTAAAATTCCTTCTTTATCAAATATCTCTGGATTTTTCTTCAAAACTTCCTCTCTATCTACAATGCCTAACTGAAACGCTTCAAGATAAACATTGTATTCAGCCCATTTACTTGTTGGTAATGTAGACCCGGGAGCTATAGTTATATCATGCTGATTAACATTATATTTGTCTTTCGCTATATCCATTAGTGTACCGCTGACATCATCGTATAAATTAACCGTAATCTCTGACAAATCATTATTAGGCTGTGCCAGTCTGAACATTTTCTGATATGAGTAATGACTTTTACCAAGACCATACATTACTCTCCCAAGCCTGCTAATACCAAACTCAATATCCCTAAGCTTAGATTTAGGCCGTTCAGCGCCAAGCGATATCATCTTTTCAGTACCACGTACAGTTTCAGGAGCATCTTCAGAAAAACCATGCATCAACTCTGGAAGTCCAAATGTAAAATCAATATAATGCTCAGCAGTCTGTATAAGTCTGTAAAATTCAGCCGCCAATGGAGTTGGAGATGGATAATGAGGTTCTCCCTGTGAACTATCTACTTCTATAACTGCATTAGGATTAGCCCAATCACGTTCTAAATCACCTATATTCTCTACACTGCCAAGAGGAACTAATAGTTTTAATCCTGCTGACGCCTGAGCATGTGATATGGCCAGTGACCATAGTTTATTAAGCAGTCTCTGCATTGGTCTGGCTCTGGAAACATCAGAACGAGGATAAGGAGTTCCAGTATATACATTTGGAAGAGGTATGATAGGATATATTTCAATATTAAGTATTGATTCGTATAATACTACTTCTCCAACAGAAGCTATAACACCAACCCTATTCTGCAATACTTCAGCATATTCCATCAATCCACTTTCAAATACGTCAGGATTATCAGCTAAAAACTGCTGAAACTCAGGGCCGCTTAATACTTGTTCTTCCTGAGTGCGTACATCAACTATGCGATAAAAAGGAACCTTAGTCTTAAAAAATCTTTCCAATATCTGATAATACTCAGATTCGCCATAATCCAAATCCCTAGATGCATCTGGATATACTGTATAAATACTATTCTTATTTTGGGCTGACGGATAGTCTTCATCAAAATGGGTAGATATATCCTTTATAAGCCCCTCAATCTCTTCTCCAGTTTCAGGGTCTATCTGAGGGCCCAATTCAGGGTAGAGGCGAAGTACCTGTTCTTCAGTGAGTATAGTAGACAAGATAATACTGTCAGCATCATCAAAAAACCTGTCCCTAGAAGAAGGTGGGACATATACGCGAAACGGATTTACACTTGTGAACTTGATATCGCCCCTACCGAAATCGGATTCACTGTCAAGGTAGGCATATAAATAGCCAAGTCCAGTAACAGCATAATCATGTATTGCCTGTTTCATATGCATATCGCCACTAGACAACTCCCAACAATATCCTAATATAACACGCCAAATCTTGGATAACTTAGCGTCTGAATCTTCTCTTGGTATGACTGTAAACGCTGGCGGTGTAGCTGTAATTATACTTTTAAGTTTTTCAACCGCTGGGCCAATCCTGTCCATTGGAACAGCCGCCTGATTAACCGAAGAAAGGTCATCTGACTCATCGGTTGTATAATGATTTCCAGAATAAAAATCTATATCTGAACGCGCTTCAGTATCCCAAGATGAACGTGCATCTCGCCAGCGCTGCCATAATTCTTGATTCTCTTGAGCTCTCGCGTCTGTTTTTAAGTTAGGCATACGGCCCCAAAGTTAAATATTAAAATATTTACTGTCAAGACATTCTTAGTCCGGTCATCCAATTATATACCCTTCCTCCTATCGCTTTCTTTTTACCGCTGCTTTTATACTCACTTTTCTTCATTCTTGCACTTGATGGCGCCTTAGCATAATAATCAGCGTAATACAATCCATCCATTAAATCATCATGACGCGGAAACGGATGTTCAAAGAATTCATCTACCAATTCAGTCATACTACGCCTTATAAATAGCTTTTTAGAATTTACTATAGGCCCAAGAGTAGTTTCCAGCCTATCTTCCTTTTTTATACCTCCCGGAGGTTTAACTCCCTTAAATATACCCGGAATAAGTCTTTTATCACTATGAGCAATCCTAGTTACCATATCTCTTACCATTTCCTGAGCAGCCACTGTTTCTATAGTTGCTCTTCTTATTGGTGAATATTTATTAGCCATATCTATAATTATCTGCGGTAAATCAAATGTTGGTATACGTTCACGAAAATATTCCAATACATAACGATTTTTCTCGCTATCTATACCAATAACCATTATCACCTGATAATCAGATGTGTTTGTTGCTGTAGCGGCAATATCAACACCAATGTAAACATTAACGGGTATCATATCATCACCTGCAACTAAATGGGCCATCTTATCAATTGACTTAAATTCATGAGCATGATATTGTATTCTATCTATCTTAAATGCCGCTGTTGATATATCACGAGCATCATTCATGTACTCCTGAGCAAATTTATTGACTAAACCAGCTTCAATAAATTCTTTCTTCTTGGCGGCAAGCTTTTCCTTGGAAAACTGCTCAGGCCAAATAGGCTCATCACCCTCAAGAGCTCTATAAAAGGTAACATCCCACGGATATTTCCTGCCATTCTCAGTAGCTTCATTGAAACCATCGAGAATCATCTGTAAGAAACTATCAAAGTGCACAATAGTTCCACACAACCATATCCAGCCTTCTCTTCCCGGAGATTCCTCTAATGCAGGATATATAGTAGACACTACCCACTTCTTAATCTCTGAACGCCTTTCAGGTGTTTTGGTATTTAATTCTGATTCAAAGTCATCAAGTATAATTCCAGTATAACGTACATCAAGTTCTGAACGGCCACGCAGACGCTGTGAAGTACCCTTAGCTATCATCCTATCGCCCTTGGCAGTAACAATATCTTTTTCAGTCCACCTGTTACCATGTATATCTCCAGCCATTTCACCAAAATAGTATCTTATGAACTTATTTACTTCCAAATGAGTCTTAACATACTTCAAATGGTCAATAGCCTGTCCCTGTTCTTCAGCAATCCAAGCTATAAACTGTTGCTCAGTTTTAGGGCTGAACAGCATCTTATGCAGAATTGCTGCTTTTGACAGTATTGACTTACCAAAACCACGCGGCAGTATATTACATATCCTTGCGCCGGGTTTAGTGCTAATCAGCTTATTAGCTACTTCAGTATGGAATTCAGGTGAAGTACTCTTATTAAGAAAATCCTTTGGCAGGAACGCCCTTCCAAAATAGAGTAAATCAGAATATGAATTAGCCAACACCTCATCGGCATGCTTCATTTCTGATGGCGATGGATTTATATTAAATTTATTGACCTTATCCAATTTATTAATTTGCATATACTATAAAGCACTGGTATTGTCACTATCGGCTTTATCGGTATCAAACAAGCCATTATCATTATTGCATATTTCATTTTCTTTCCTTTTTTCTATAATATCAATATCGAGCCAATCATCAAACCAACTTTCTATCATGACAGGCCTACTACATTGTTTACTTTACTGGTATTGGCAAATATCAGTATATCGCCGCCACCATAGACTGAATGACAAAATCTACAGTAATAACTCCTAG